TCAGAAAAAGCAGCAGCAATCCCATCCCATACCTGTGCATTATCTTGACCATTACAAAGATAAATTTTGTTATTATAAATAATAGTTTGCCAGTCGCCTGATGTTGGAACGGTTGTCCCTGTTCGATCTGTTACAGTGCCACCGGTTGTTACTGAATAAAGTTTAGTTTCCGTTCCAGCAATAAGAAGGTTAGTTGCATCAGCTTTAATTAAAGGAGCAACAAATTTGATTGCAGTTGCAACTCCTATATCTGCAAACTGGGTATAACCAAGACGAACGGTTGGAGCGGCATTGCCAGGAAACACGTTTACTAAGTCCAGCGCATAGGCTGGATCCATGTTATCAATCGGACTTACTAGGTCCAATCCCCCGTAAGGCGGGGATACTGTAAAACCCTGAAAAGCCATGAACTACCTTTTGTATGGCATCATTGGTTGATACTGTTGTGGATTCGACATTTGCTGTTGCATTTGTTGTTGCTGAACATTAAACGCAGGACTAGGCCCACCATAGATGCCTGTGTTTACCGATTGTTGTGGCATCTGTTGTGACATTTGCATTTGTTTCCACTGTTCAAATGATAGCTCAGGCATTGGCGTACTCATTTGCGGGTTTTGCATCATTGGTGGTTGCTGTTGTCCACCTTGCTGCAAAAGTTGACTAATAGAATTAGGTCTTTGTGGTTGCTCAAAAGCATAATGTTGCAATAATTGATTTCTATCAAACTGCGGCATTTGAGGCATTTGTCCCATCATGTTGCCAATAGGTGCTGAACCTTGACCATCTTGTTGAGCACTGCCAGCAGGTGTACCAAGTGGAGCAGGAGGACGAGTAGCAATTTGTCCTGGTTGTTGCTGATTCATTGCATCAACTAAACGACTTGCTTGAGTAGGTGGTGTTGCAGAACGGGCAAGTTGTCTACCGGAACTAGTTTGTAACTGACCCCTAGGACCGCGATAAACACCAGGAGAAAGCCTTTGAGGTAGTGGCTTGTCTGATGGAGTAGTTGGCATACCAAGGCGTCGTTTCTCTGAAGCTGGCAAAGCAACACTTACTGTTGGTTCTTTTTTCATTGCAGTTTTTCTTGCCATATTACCTACTTTTTACCCATGTTTGATTGGAGCACATCACGGATGGATTTAGTTTTTTGTTTTTCTTCTGGAACTGATATTTGTGGTTTATTAACTACCGGCGCTACTTGTCGTGATGTTGTAGCAGGAGGTGCAGCTACACCGGCTTGTTTTGCAAACTCTGAGCTACTCAACATTGCATTGATATTTGCTGTAACTTCTTCTTGAGTTTTAGCGTTAGACGTAGCGGCATTTACTAACATGCCAGTGTATTGCTCAGGTTTAACTTTACCATCTTGACCTTCGTAAATCTTACGAATCATCGGGTCAATTTGTTGAACTGCAAATTGAGCAAGTGGATTAGAAAAGTCTACATCCCAAGCCTGGCGAGTTTTCTTTTTATCAATATTTTCGCCAATATTTTGCAACTTAGTTTTACCATCTAAACCTACATTGTACTGCGAACCATCTGCTAAAGTAACATTGTAGGAATCATCAGCAACGCCTGTTTGCTTTAAGAGGCCACGGAAATCATCGCGCAATAGTTGTGCGTCAGACTTGCCGGTCGTCATCATTTTACCAATGGAACGCTTGCCCATCAACTTGAGAGCCAAGTTAGGAGCAAAACCTGTTGCCATGTTTACTCCTTGGTTAATGTAATCTTCTCTCGTCCCGCGTCCTCGTAGAATGTCTTTCATCCCGGTTTCCCAGGCTGTTGATAATGCCGCTGCTCCTACAGCTACAGGCAATGCTACAGAACCTATTGTTCCAAGAGTGGATCCTGGTGCTGCACCAGCCAGCGGTGCGGTAGTTTGCGTTCCAAGAAGTGTTGGAGTAGCTACAGTTGTTCCAGCAGTGCCACCTACTGTTTGCGCTCCAAGGAGAGTAGGAGTTGTTACTGCACCAGTGCTTGCACCAGATCCAAACAATCCAGCTAAATTAGGAAAACCACGGAGTGCTTCCTGTGTAAGCAACAGTCCACCAACCGTTCCACCAGTTTGAGCTAACGCATTACTTTGAGCTTGATTAGCTTGTTCTCGTGCTCTTTGTTCTGGTGTTTTTGGTGCTCCAAATCTTTGTTCAACCATCTGCACAGCTTGGATTGCTGGTATGCGTTGGCTTTGTAGCCAAAGGTAATACGCTCTTGGGTCTTGCTGCGTGATTGCTGGCTCTTGTCCATTCATAATTATATCCAGGTACCAAACACTGCTACACCGTTTCTAGCAAACATTGGATCACGCATGTGACCTCCGGCATACAACACTTTGCCGTTCTGATCTCTGCTAAACTCTTCGTTTAGTTGCATATCAAATCGTGGGCGTATGCTGTCTAAACCGTGAATCTCTGCAAATCTTTCTAGGATACCTTGCTCAAGAAGTTTCTCTTGGAAAATACTTTGGTCTGTATTGGCTAAGAATTGATTGTAAGGACCGCTATAGTAGTCCCATGTCACACCACCATCAGACACGCTTCCGCTTGTGTGCGTAGGTACTGTGCCTCCTGTAGTCCCACCAGCAGTGGTTTGATAGTAGTTACCGTTATAGAAGCAATAAGAGTTGGCAGCAAATGCTGTAGAGGCGGTCCAAATTACTGGACGCACCGAACGGTCTGCAATGTACTCGAAGATGATTACATCACCGCCATAGGTAGCCCCTGGGGTCGGAGAGATAAGAAGTTCAGAGTTAGTAATACCTCTGATTTGAAATCTTTGGTAAACGGCGGTGTTAAGTCCGAAACCTTGAATCTCTGCAAATTCTTGAGGACTCATTGGACCAAGAACTCTCCAACGAGTGCTTTGGTTCCAAAAGGTTTCGTAATGATAATAAGAAAAAGCCGCTGGTAGTTGGTAAGTTGCCTGACCTCCTACCAGCGTTATTGAACCAGAAGCGTAACACTTGGGCCATGGGTACGCTTCAAAGATGTCACGGTTGATTCTATTTGCGATAGCAAGGAGCTGCTTAGTTGTAACTTCATTGGAGGCAAGAATGTTAGTCTCGACTGTATAGCCAGCTTCGTTTGCTACGTTTTGAATAACCGTTGAAATCGTCATACTTTTCTAGGTCGTCCTCTTCTTCGCACTTCTGGTGCTGCGTCTCTTTCATCGTCAGCTTCGATGATATCTTCTTCCAGAGCTTCAACAGGCGTTGCTAATGCCTGAGTAGAACGGATCACCTCCTTTCGTTGGTCACGAAGGTCAATGCCCTCGTTAGCTTCGACACGCTGCAAAAGAAGCTCAACCTTATGCTCTAGTGCTTTGCGCCGAGAAGTTTCAACGTCTAACAACTGCTTGAATTTAACTACTTCACCTTGATCTGATTGTGCGGCTTCAAGCCAATCTTTGGCTAATTTTACGAACTTAGACAAGGGGCCAAGTTTTCGTTTTACTTCGTCTGATGCAGCCGATAACTGCTCTACGGTTTTAAAGCCAAGGTACTGCAATTCACGCATTGCTGAACCAGTCATCAATGGCCATTCAGCCAAAGGTGAACCTTCGGATACTGGGTCTGAACCGGCTTTAAATCGAGCGTAAATCTCTGGGTACTCTGCCATGTCCTGCGGCTCAATCTTACGAACCGTCTCATCCATGCCAGGCCATTGGATAGAAATGGAAGGAATCTCGTCAAAAATAGGACGACCTTGCGCTAACGACTTTTCTCGGTTCTCGTTATAAGCAAAGAAGAATTTAATGTTCGCACCACTGTACCGCTTTTTTGGCTGCGAATTACCGCTCATAATGCTCTGCCAATCAATTTGTGCCATTCATAGCTCCTATATGTGCGTCGTAACGCTTGTTTAGCTAGTTATAGTATATTTTTATGAACATTCATAAACTAACTAATATTATAGAATGACGTTTGGTTAGCTTCTATTGTTTCTCTAGTAGACGTTCCAAGATTTGCAACAATAAACACTGCTTCTTGAATACCTCCGAAATGAGATTCTGCAATGTTACCAACAGCTCCAAAATTACAAGTGCCAGGGTATCCAACTGTGCCAGTGCCTGAGTTTATTCCCTTAACCCAATTTATGACGCCAACACCAGATGTGAAGGTACCTGTTTGAACAACTGGTTTGTTACTGACCAGTGCTGGTCCACCAGTAAATCCAGAACCTGTATAAATGTCATATTTACCGGCATAACCACCTATCAACCAATTATTGCTACCGTTAATTGCTCTGTTACCACCAAGAGCAGAATAGACAATATTAGCTGCAAAACTTCCTGATGAAATAACAAGAGAGCCAGCAAAACCAGTCCCTGATACTGTAAAATCTATTTCAGGTTTAGAATTGAAAGAATTAACTTTTAGCGTACCAGCATTTACAATACGTGGTTGTTTGGCTGTTGTGGATTGAGTTGCATTTTTACTGTTGCCAGATTGGTCATACCAAGTAACGACAAATCCAGAGTTAGCTCCAACAAAGGTAGCTAAAGTCGCTGTGTCTAAATTAGTTCCTGAAAAACCAATATTCTGTTCTGCATTATCATTAGACCGTCTAACTCTGATAGCACTACCACTATAGGCCGTAGAAATCTTACGAAGGCTGTATGCAGCGCCAACATTAGCTACACTGTCAATCAACAATGGTACGGCAGTTGGCTTACTAACACTAGAAACAGAGATGACTCCAGCTCCAATGAACATTGCTATACCTATACTAATACAAAGCAACAATAAGCGTTGCAGAAGTTGCGGCCATAACATTTTTAGCAAACACCGGTAAGAGTGTCCCCGCTGGTACAGTTAGTGAAACAGCTGCGGAATCATCGACGCATTTAAGGCTAACAACACCTGCGCCGCCTACCCACAAAGCTCTACAACCAGTTAGGTCGGTAGAATCTGATGGAGTAACAGC